AATTTCTACATAACGACTTTCTTGAATATTCTTTGCTTTCTCTTGACCGTTTACTTTCTTGAGTTCACAAACAACAGAAGCAGCAACAGTAGAGTTTAATGTCTCTTCAATATCAATCGTTGCACTTGTAGTGGAGTTGATTGTAACTGTACGAGCAGCAGCATCACCACCAACACCATTAAGACTAATAACTTGACCATCTTTAAACTGTTTGAAGAGTGTGGCACTTGAGATAGCAGCACCTTCGCCATTACCGTGAACACTTACTTGTGTTGCGCTATCCACAGATGAAACGACATATGTGTTTGCTTCGCCTTGAAGTTTAAGAATATCGCCAACATTATACTTAGAAGTGGCAGATGTAAGACCCGTGATAGTGTTTGCACCTGCACCACGAGCAGCAGTTGTTTCAAGAGCAGATGCGGTATTTGCAGCAGCATTAAGAACAACATAGAAATTTTCACGTTCTTGTGTGTCATTTAATGCACCAGTGGAGAATGGAAACTGTTCTGTCGCATCACCAGTTGCAATTGTTACTGTACCATCAGCCGCAATAGTGACTGGGAATTCTTTAAGAAAACGGAATTCGTTATCAATTTGATCGGATGTATCACGAAGCGTTTTGATATTCTCAGCAGGAATATTAAACAATGCACGATTGAAACTTGTTTCTGAAATTGTTGCACTGTTAGCAGTCAATACTGTATCAGCAATACCATCTGTTGTACCATCATTATGATAGATTGACCGAACATAACTGAAACTGTTTGCAGTCATATTGATATCATAGAGATATAACTTTAATTGACCAGAAGCAGCACCCTTTGAACCTGAGTTATATTCAACAGCACGAACACGAGCTTCACCAATCTTTGTACCAATAGCACTTGGAACAACAGTAGTGAATGAGTTATTTGAAATAGCATTTACAGCAGTATTGTAAAGTTCAACACGGTCATGACCATTAACGTCCCATGTACCAACTACTTCATTAACTACTGTGTAGTTGCCATAGTTAGCAGGTATAGAAATATTTTCTACTGAGTTAACATCTGTTGCTTTATCAATTGCAACATGTCTAGTTGTAAGAACTTCGTTCTCAAATCCATTAACATATGCTTTGCCTGGAGCAATATCAACAACAAGTTTATTAACATCACCACCGTTACCAGAAGTATAAACACCACCATTATTTGCAGAATCTAAATGTTCACGAAGACGAGATGTAAGACCGTTAACGATATAGTTACCAGATTCATCGTATGTGCGACGAGCAATGTATTCGTTAATAACTGAATAAAGAGGCTTATCTGCTTTGAATTCAATAAGACCATTGCGAATACGAGCACGTTCTACAAATGCTGTATCATTTTCATCTGTAAGAGATTTTGTTGTAAGAACAGCTTCAAGTTTAAGACGGTCAGCGCCTGGAGCAGCATAGTTATACGAACCTTGTGCTGGATCAAGCAGTGTTGTATCTGAAGAAGATGTTACAATTGTTTCGTTGATAGTATAACCAACTTTGATATTTGTGTTTGCACTATAACGACCGATAATTGTATTTGCTGCTGATACATTAATAAAATGGTCTTTGGCATATATGATACCATCACCAAACGAAATACGAGATGCAGAACCTAAAACATTTGTTGATTGAACGCCTTCAGTAATAACGTTTGCTGATAATGCAGTATTAGATGTAAGAACTTCACCGCTAAGAAAGGCTGCAGCAGTTCCTGTAGAACCAGCGCCAGTATAACGAATGTAAAGAGTTTTTGTATTTGGTGTTTGTGCTTCTGTGCCAGTTGCAGAGTCAATAACATATGCAGTAACACCAGATGTGCCACCAGTAATTGTTGAACCAACAAATGCAGCCGCATTTACAGTTGTTGCATTTTGATCAGCATCACGAATCTTAACATATTTAATATTACGGTCGTAGTTCATTTCTAAACCACGAACAGTACTTCCCTCTACGAAGACATGTTCACCAAAACGGTCAATTTGATTTTGGAGAATGGTCTGCATTTGAGTAAGTTCACGAGCTTGAACAGCAAGACCTGGACGATATAAGACACGATGAAAGTTTTTACTCTCGTCAAAATCGTCATAGTATGGACTGACATTGAAATCAGTTGTCAATGAATTCGTATTAGCAGTTGCCATTCAACTTATTCCTTAGAATTTAACGATGAGTTTTACGTCTTCAATTTGGTCTGATGCGCGAGAGATAGGACCACGGTTCTCTGTATATAGTACATCACCTGTATATGGTTTCAGACTACCAAGAGCAACACTGCTAACCGTAGCAGTTACACTTGATGTACCGCCTGTGATTGTTTCTGAAGCAGAGAATGTTCCATCTGTATCAATTACTCGAACAACACCAGCAGTGTTTGATGCATTTGTATTTGCAAAACTTACAAGTTTACCAGTTGCACCAGAAGTACCACCAGTAATCGTTTCGTCAAGAGTATAAGCACCTGAACTTGTTACGCCTGAAACAGTAATTTGAGTTGTTTGGTCAAATGATGTGCCAGTTGCAATTGAACCATTAGCAAGAAGTGGGTCACGAATAAGACCAATCGTGCGGAAGTCGTTTGTTGTCATAAACGTACCGGATTCATCACCATCAAGTTGAACATTGACAATGACATTATGACCAGCAAGTTCTTGAACTGGATCAGAACCATGACCACCTGGAGGTGAAACATATGCAGTTGCAGTAGCACCAGAGCCATGAGAAGTGTTTGCAGTAATTGTAACCGTTGCTTCTGAATAACCAGCACCAACTGAAACCATATTGATATAGTTGACTGTGTTACCGTTTGCACCACCCGAAACAACGTTTGCATATGCAGTAGCACCAGTACCATCACCAGTAATCGTGATAGTAGGACCAACTGAATATGTTGAAGAAGTATTTGGAGTAATTGAAAGAGCACTACCAAGCGTAAGTACTTTTGTACTACCAACATAGTTAGTGATATTACTAACTTGACCAGAACCAAGACCAGAAGCAATATACAAAGATGAACCTGTGTAGATATCATCACTACCAGAAGCACCAGCGGCAAGTGTCATTGTTGTACTGTTTGCAACAGCAGCAAGGGTGCCTGTGTTTGTGAGATAATTATCACCAACAGCATTTACATCAATGATATTAATTGCGCCGTTAGCAGCAGCCGCTTGAACGTCCCATTGACCAGAACCATCATCAGCAGTAAGTGTTTTAACTGGTTGCCAGTTTGTCGATAAGAACTTCAATGCGTTTGCAGCATCAACAGTGTACATATACTTCCAATGATAACCATCAGCAGTAACGAGAGTTGATGTAGAAGTGCCAGTTGGCTCTACTGTTGAAGTTCCACCTTTGTTATTAAAAAGACATTTGTATACGTTATAAGAACTACTGATTACATAAAGACCATTTGCGCTTGCTGGTGTGTCGTGTAATGTAGCTGAAGTATTATCGTATTCACGATAGATTTTACCCGAAGTCCAGTTATAACGAGGAACAGCAAACGTTACATCAGATGTTTGTACTTTTTTAGCTGCAAGCATTTTCTTCCAACTGTTATAGTCAATCTCTTGAACGGAATCAGATGGAGTTGGTGGATCATTATCATCATCCCAAGCGGATACTCTTGCGATATAAAGATACATGTTCGTAGCAGCAGATTCACCAAACGCTTCTTGAAACTGTTCTGCATTATGAATTCGGAAATGACGTGTTACAATGCCTGGCATTTTTTCTCAATCCTTATGACTGAATAATTTATTTTATTTATTTATAATCTTAAACTGGGGTTCCAATGTAAAAAGAACCATTTGATAGAGTATTTCCAGAGTATGGAATCGTAATAGATACAGCAGTATTTGAGAATGTGCTCCCTGTATAATACAATCCATTCGCAGTAGAACCATAATTATCTATAATTCTAATAACAGTGTTACTATCAGGTATTTCAACTTGGAATACTGTATTATTACCAACAATCAGTTGAGGTGTTCCAATAACGGATACCGCTACATTAGCATAAGTTAGAATTGCTTCTGATGCATATGTGTTGATTGTTGGGTCATTGTATATAAACAGATCACCTGTACCTGGAGAGAATGTAAATACATTTGTTTCAATGTCACCAAGTGTAGGTTCAACGAGTGATAGACGCTGAATTATTGGTGTTGTATTTGCTGCGGTATCAATATATGAATCCACAGAATCTGACACTGCTGTTGGAATTTCAATTTCAATTTCAGAAATAACTTTAAGTGTTCTTGTATCATCTGTACCAATTGTTACAACAGGAGGTTCAACATCAGAGAATAATCTGATGCGACCAAACATCTTTGTACCAGCAGGATGAACAATTTCGTTGACAAGTTTACGATATGTGTTAGTAAACTGGTCTGAACGAATTTCATATGAATATTCTTGATAGTAGAAGTTATCTTGTAATCTATTGTTCCAACTCAACCAACCTTTAGTGTCAGTATATTTTCCTGGATAATTGATAATACCAGAAGTTACAGGGTTCCCTTTAGC